CTAACAAGTATTCAGATAAAAAGTTTGATGAGGCTGACCTAATCATATCGACCTATCAAAGCCTAAAGAACAAGGATGCTGACTTTTTTAAGAAGTTCTCAGTTCTATGTATCGATGAGTGTCATACCAGCCGAGGAGATTCAATCAAAAATATTTTGCTAGCCTCGACTAATGTTGAATACAAGTTGGGCCTCTCGGGTACAATCCAGATCGAGGAGCAGTATTCTGACTTCTTTAAGATTCAAGAATATTTGGGACCTTTAAGCATGACTCTGAAATCAAGCTTCTTGATTGATCAGCAACACTCGCCCAACGTTTATATCAAGATGATTAACCTGCAGTATCCTGACAGCGAACCTTTTGTCAATCAGTACAAAGCACTAAGAGAAGCCGGCCAAGCTGGAAAACAATTATTTGATTCTGAACGGGCTTTCATCGTGGGTTACGAGCCCAGAATTCAATTCATTTCTCAATTCGTTAAGAAACTTGGAGGAAATACCTTGATTCTATTCATTAACGTCAAGGATCAGTATGGCCAACGCATTTGCGATAAAATCAGGGAATGGAATGACCATGCTTACTATATCGACGGCGGTGTTGATGGAGACGATCGCGCTGACTACAAGGAGGCAATGGAACGTGAGGAAGGCGCAGTCATTGTGGCAAGTTACGGAACTTTCTCAACTGGAATCGACCTCAAGAAGGTCAATAATATCATATTCGCTGAAAGTTATAAATCAGAAATCACGATCCGTCAATCAATAGGTCGTGGAATGCGTAAGCTTGCTGGAAAGCACGAAGTTACAGTATATGATCTAATTGACGATCTTGACGGGTACATTGTGAAACACGGAAAGGTCCGCGAAGCAATTTATCTTAAGGAAAAATTCATTGTGTCAAAGCACAATTACGAGCTAAGTAAGCTTAAGGGTTAACCAACTTTATTTCAAAGTCTCTTTCTCTCCAGGTATGAACGTAATAACTTACGTCGTCTAACTTATGTTCAGTTTGTTCATATCCCTCTCCCCAACCATCAGAATACTGGCCTGATAATTCTTCTTTGATTGCATCAATGTCAAGATCTGATAGTGCAACAACTTCAACAATAAAATTACCATCTCTAGTTATGCCTTTTGCTCTAATCGTTTCAACTCCTGGGACATCTGAATACTCTTCAAGTTTAGATTCATTGAAGTCACTAACTATATCATTTTCGAAATCATCAGCCTCAACTACTCCTTGGTAAGCTAACGGTTCTGTGAAACGTGCACCCTTAACTTCTTCCCAAGCTGCCTCAAAGAATTCGTCCTCATCGATTTCCTCATTTTGGTATTGCTTGTAATCGTAACGGAAATCAAAGCCAAGATCATCAGCCTGGCGCATGAATTCATTAACTCCGTATTGCGACGCTTTCTCAAACCAGCTTTCGTAATCTACTTGAATGAATATTGGTGATTCAAACGTGAATGTTTTAGTTGTTGGAAAACCCATTGTTCCAAGTTCTCGAGTTGACATATCGTCCATTGTAGAATTGTCAGTTTCCGGCGTACGATCAAAATCGAATTCTAACTGCTTTTCTGTTGTGAACTGTTCGAATAGTTTAATGTGTTTCATTTATAGTTGCTTTATTTTATTTATAGAGAAGATTCACTAGCCCACTCGTAAAAATGAGTCTCGGCAGTTTTTCTAAAATTTTCAATTTCACCAGTTATCATTGCTAAGTCTTCGCTAGTTTCAGTAAGCTCTTCGATCGTTTTATCTATCGAATTTAGTAAACTTTGCCTAGATTTCATTGCCTCTTGGCCATTCTCAAGATCGTCAGCGCTAACCAATCCCATGTCAGCAAGTTCCTTAATGTCAGGATTGCTCAACATATTCTTAATTAGTTCAAGATCAGACTCATCGTCAAGGTAGTTCAAATAGTCTTCTATTTGATAACTTACATCGTCTTCGATATTATCATGAGTTGTTTCTGGATAGATTAGTAGCCAACCGCCGCTTTTGCCTCCGGCACCAACTTCTTTTATCCATGAGAATGATTCTTTGTAGTCTTCGGCATGCATTTCATAAGTATCTTCCATGTACCTAGCCCAGTCTTCATACATCATTTCATCATCAACCTCCTCTAGGTCTTCTTCTCCTCGTGCCGCCGCCCATTTCTCTAGGTCAGGATATGCATGAATTTTCATGTTTAGAGCGTAGTGAGCTCTACCACCCTCACGTTCATACCAATACCTGTTCTCTAAATCATTCAAAGAGTTAGATAGCTCTTCTAACTTACCAAGGACTTCGGTATCCTGAAGTTGAGTTAACTTACTTAAGTAATACGAACCAATATCTCGATTCGCTCTTTCCAATATGAATTGTGAAAATGTGTATAATCTATTACCTAGCATTTTGTGCTTTACTTATTTCGATTGCCTGTAATTGTTTTACTGCCTTTTTACGACTTGTGTGAGTTCCTAATACTTTAGTTCCCTTTTTATTCTTTACTTCCCATTTATCTCCGTGCTTAACGATCTTTTCGTTCATCTCATTAAACTCTGAAAAGCTATGAACCTTATTCTCTTGAATTACTAGTTCCAGCTGTTTTACTTGAACTGGCTCTGTTGCATATTGATGTTCAGCACTACACTGTCCGAAAGCGGCTGCACACGTTTCAACTTTTTTAACTATCTCAGCTACTTTATCTTTTATAACCTCAAGTTTTTGAACTTGTAAGGTAGTTAGTTCGGTCGTATTCTCGTCAATCGTGTACAGATATTCAAGAAATTGGTCAATTTTTTCCATTTATAAGGATATTTTTGAGGCAATAACAATGCCGAGTATTAATTTAGCGTAGACTAACTTAAAGTGAAAATACGTGAATATGATGTTTAAATTTTCTTTAGAAATCTTAACGACTCCCTTTTTGGTGTACATCTTGTTCACTGAATTTATTACTGATACTGCTTCAGATAAAGGTTTTCCACCCAGTAAAGACTGAATGACCTCGTTGAAGGTTTCCTTGCTTAATGACGATGATCTATCTTTGATTCCATTGAGCCATAGATCCGCTTCCATTACGATATCACGTTTAAGAAAAATGTCCTTGGTCTTGAGACCTTTGTCTATTCTTTTAGCTATCTTATCTAGACTTTTAATTGAGTCGGCGACTTCGCTAATCCACTCCAGTTCATCGGCATACATTGAGATCACCATTTTTGATGGTGTTCCGACGTGTGTGAAATTTATTAAATTTGGACTAGTCTTTCTGGCTGAGAATTCTTCATCGAACATCATTGCCATGACTGGTGCAGAGGCAACTTCCATCGAAAATTCATTCCCGAATGGAAAATTTTGCATGAATGGGAAGGCCCGATTAATCTTAGTTCTTTCAGTAGTGACTTCTCTCACCTGACAAAAGCTTTTTGGTTATTTATTTGGTAAATTAAACCAAATTGTGTATTTAAAGTACAACAAGTATATGTCAAAACAGCTAGAACAACAAATCAAATCATTGGATCTAAAGCAGAATGCAATAAAGATCCTAATTAACTCGTTTTACGGAGCCTTCGGTAACCGATACTTTTATTTTCACAACAATGATATAGCTCAGTCAATTACTTTGCAAGGTCAAGACTTGATCAAGTTCTCCATTAAAGCGGTCAATCACTATTTCACCCATAAGTGGCATTTAGACACAGAACTTCACGAAAAGCTTGGGATTACCGGTATGACAATCAATCAGATTGAGAAAGAAGCAGCAGTTTACACGGATACTGACTCAGTTTACGTATGTTTTGATTTCGCAGTTCAATCCGTTGAAGGATTAAACTTATCCGATAGTGAATCTCTTGAATTTTGCCTAGCAATCAATCGACATAGGTTAAAACACTATTTTGAGCAGGCATTTGAAAAATACGCATCTCATTTCAACACAGATAATCGCCAGAATTTTGAGCTTGAGAACTTATCACGTGCCGGAATTTGGCTTGCAAAGAAAAAGTACGTGCTAAAGGTTTCATACAAGGACAATAAGCATGAAAGATTATTGGACAAAGAATCCTTGATTATCAAGGGACTTGAAGCAATTCAAGCCTCATATCCAATATGGGCACGTAAACACCTACAGGATCTGTATTGGGAACTCTTAGACTTGGGTTACAACTTAGATCTTGAAAGAGATCTTATTCCTAAATTACTTAGTTTAAAAGACGAATGTAATGCACTAAGCGTTGATGAGATCGCATTCAACTTCTCAGTTAGAGTTTACGAAGACTACGTTAAGAAATTAAATCCACTTCAGCTTGAAACAGGTATGCCAATTTACGGCAGAGCTGCTGCATATCACAATCACTTAATCAAGAAAACAAATAATCAAAAGTATTCCTTGATTCGTAGCGGTTCGAAAATTAAATTCTACTATGCTGCTGCAAATGAACATAATTTCGATATTTTTGCATACGCTCCAGGTGCTTATCCTGAAGAATTCGCGGTTCCGATGGATCGTGATCAGCAGTTCTTTAGATTAATTGTTGAGCCAATCAATAAGCTGCTGGTTGCAATGGGATATTCTGAACTTACTCCAAGTCTTGCTCGTAAAGTCGATATTATCAAGTCCAGAAGTCGCAGTAAGGACTTCACGCCAGAAGAAACTTTTCCGCTGTATGCAGTTAGTTCAGTTACGTTAGAGTATGCTGAAATTCCAGAAAGCTGTCAAGACTTCATAGGCAATCCTGATCTACAAGTTCCTCCAGCAATTTTCCCAATCTATATCTCATCCATTTCAAAATTTGGATTGAATACTGTGATTGTGCCTAAGCATGAACTTAAGAAGTATCGTGATCGAGTTGCCAAGAAATTAGGCATTGAGGTAGATGATCCCTTTGCAATCCCAGTTGAAACCATGCAAGAGTACCTAAGAGAAAACGGCTGGACTGAGATAATCAACAGTCCGACTGGAGGTTCATGGTTGCAAACTGAAAAATACGAAAAAGCAGTCAAGACCGGTAAGGACTATTATAAAATGGGATATGATTTGGAAAAGGCATACAAGTCCGCAACAAAACCCAAACCTGTAAAAGTCACTGCTGAATAAATGATCGTTCAACTCAATCCAACAATACCATTAACTACTCCGTTAGGAGACGGATTTGCCGTAGCCTTAATAGATTACGGCGAGGATCACGATTTAAAATGGGTCGTTATTCAGACTGGGTCTGGTGAGATCTGGACTTGGAACAACTCTAAGGTTCGTGGAGTTAAAAATATAACAAGTGACCGAAACAACATAAGCGAAATTAAAGAATGAGAATTGAGGAAGTAACTGCCTTCTTGGAAATCCTACTACGTAAGAGATTTCATGATGTGCCAGAAAAACAAAAGATTGAAGAACACAGCTCTCGAAAATTAAATTTCGCCTGCCCAATTTGTGGTGACTCTGATAAAAAGGTCTCCAAAAAACGTGGTAACTTATATTTAGACACCGGAGCATACAAATGTTTTAATGATGGTTGCATGGCATACTTGCCGATAGGTGAGTTCATTGCCAAGATGAGTAAGGAACATGGAATCATGTTGCCTAGCTTTTTATTGGACGGAGATTACCAGCCAGTGAAAGTAAAACGGGTTGAAAATCAACTCTTACGATTCCTAACTTCTGATACTAGTCAATTGGTCACAATCACCGATGTAATAAATCGATTTTCTCTAAAGCGACTTGATACTGTGTCTGAAGAGTCTACTGCATTTCAATACATCAAGTCAAGGGATCTTAATCTTATTGAAGACTTTGGCGATTGTCTCTACACTGATGCTAGCGATAATAAAGTTTACATATTTAATTTTGATCGCAGATCAGGTAGATTATTAGGCTTTGCAATTCGTAGCCTTGACCCAAACTCTGACAGAAAGTACATCATTAAATCATATACGGATCTTTCGCTAATCTTTGCTCAACGCGGTCTAAACAAGGAATTGGTTGAGGATGCAAATTTCCTAAACAACTATTTCAATATCCTAAATGTTGATTTCACAAAACCTATTTTGATGACTGAGGGTCAATTTGATTCTCTTCTACTTGAGAACTGCATTGCAACTTCAGGTGCCTCTAAAGCCAGAAGTATTCTTGCTAATCTTGGAGCAAAGGGCGCTACTCGAGTTGTTTTCGATAGGGATAAAGCCGGTAAAACTCAAATGATGAACTTCATTAAGCAAGGTTACTCAGTGTTTCTGTGGAATAAGGCAATCGATTATCTAAAAAAGAAATTCTCATCAATTGACGATATCAAGTCAATTCAAAGAATCAAGGACATCAATGATATGTACTCTTTCATCCATTCCAAGGACCCTGAGTACAGTCCACGTGACTTTAGTCAATGGATCAATAGCTATTTTAGCGAAACCGTGTTTGACATGGCGTACCTATAAATAACTATATGAAACCTAAAGAGCAGAAGAGCATCAAAACCTTCTTAAAACCAAGAGCCGGGTCAATTAGGCAAGGCTATTTTAAACCCGCATTTCCTGAAAAATACGTCGGGGATCCAACTCAAATCATATTTAGATCAAGTTGGGAATTCAAGTTTCTTAAATGGTGTGATCACAGCCCAACTGTAATCAAGTACTCTAGTGAGCCGGTTGGAATTCCTTATTACAGCCCATTAGACAAGAGAGGTCACACTTACTACATTGATTTTTACGTTGTCACAAAGGACAGTGAAGGCCGAGAACAGTCTTGGCTAATAGAGATCAAGCCAGATAAGTACACAAAACCTCCCACTGCACCGGACCGAATGACGAATAAACAGACTGCAAATTATGTCTATGCCGCAAAACAATACATCGTCAACCAGGCTAAATTCGAAGCAGCAAAAGAATTTGCTTCAGTTAGAGGTTTAAAATTCGGAATAATTACCGAAAACTTTCTGTTCAAATCAATATAAAAGATAGTAATGGCAATACAGCAAATAAAGGACTACATTGAAACTGGCCGGGTCGAAAATTTTACTCAACCTGGTCCAAATTACCGATTCGCAGAAGAGTCAGTACAGGTCCCAATCTTGATTCCTGGCCATGTCTATACATTCGTTGCGAAACCAATTAAGGGTAATGACGGTTTGCCTAGTCTAGACGATTACACTACCGGTCAAACTAAGGGCTCAAAACCCTACATTGATAACTATCCAATATTCATTTCATTGGGAAGCAGCGGGCCGATTGAATTTGGTTTCAATCTTAAAGTAATGCCCCAGACTCTTAGGCGAAAGTTCATTCAGACATATCTGAAGAGGATTTTACCAGTCCTGTCTAATCTAACTGATGATAATGGCGGATTCCTAGAGTATCCAAAGCGAATTCGACAGCCTGAGATGAATCCTTTTGGAAAAGTTGATAAGAATTTCATAATGAGCATCAGCCCATATTCAGGTATTAAATTTGAGTTCCTGGTTGATAAATATAACAGAGAAGAAATGCGATACTTGCGCTTAATAGATTGGCCGAATGTGCCAAAAATCGGAGAAGTCAACTACTCTCGTGATGAATCTATTGCGACAAGGTCACAAATTTCAGACTTTTTGAAATAACATAACATAAATAAATGGCAGGATTTTTAGATAGCAATCCAGTAAGAGGACTTAGATCAGGTTTAACAGCACTTAGCCGATTCGGCATGAAGTACGATGATCTACTCGTTAAGAATTCCCAAGCAATCGGTTACATTGAGGGCCAGCTAACGGGATTCAACAATGCATTAGGCGATGACCTAATGAAAGCAACTCTTGCTCTATCGGACACAACGTCTTCACTCAAGAATAAGTCAATTGCATTCTTTCAATTGGATTACGTTCAAAAAAGAGAGCGTCTTCGAGATCTTGCCTCAAACGGTGAGATTGAATTCGTTATTGAAACTATTGCAGACGATGCAATCGTATTTGACCAAGATAACCGTTTCTGTTATCCAAACGATCTAGTTGGTGAAATCAACTATCGTGGAAAGAACAAGGATGAGCGATTGAATTATCAACAAAAGATCTTGGACAAGTACCAAGAAAATTTTGAAAAGATTTACAATGCATGGGGCTTTGACCGAGGTATTTCTGCATGGCAATACTTCTATCAATGGTTAATTGAAGGTCACTTGGCATTCGAAATCATTTACGATAACCTAACTAATCCAAAGGACATTATTGGTTTTAAAGAATTGGATCCATCTACTCTTTACCCTGAAGTTAAAAAGGACTCAAGTGGTCGTATTTACTTACAATGGGCTCAACGTGATCCAGTTAATAAAATGAATCGTACATTAACTGATTCTCAGATCATCTACATTTCTTACTCAAATGAATTTAGAACGAAGCGAGTTAGTTTTGTTGAACGTTTAATTCGTTCATTTAACCTATTGCGTTTGATTGAGCACTCTAAGGTCATTTGGCATACAATGAACGCGCCTATTCGTTTAAAGACCACCGTTCCAGTTGGAACCAAGTCAATGCAAAAGGCAAAGGAGGACGTTCGCGAATTCACAAATACTCTAAAGGAAGACATTTCATTTGATGGCAGTTCCGGAGAATTAATGGTTGACGGTAAACCTAATATCCTGTTCTATAAGAACTATGTTTTACCTAAGAATGATCGAGGCGAGGCTATCGATATTGAAGCATTGGAATATCCTGGACCGAATTTATCAGGGTCTGAACTCCTAAAATACTTCCAAGATAAATTAAAACTTGATTCTAAATTACCTTACTCTCGTTGGTCTGAAAATCAGGGTTCTTACACAATGAACGCTGAGGGAATCTCAAGAGAGGAAATTCGTTACAATAAATTCATCAAGCGTTTACGTTCAGCATTCAAGGAGTTAATGACTAAACCTCTCTACTTGCAAATGTGTTTAGACGTTAAGGACCTTAAGTCAGATCATCGATTCGCGAATGCGGTTGGTTTAACATGGCATGATGATAACGTGTTTGAAGAAATTAAGACTCAAGAGCTACTTAACAAGCGTCTTGCAACCCTTAATGCTATGAAAGCTGTAGTT